TGTAAATACTGGCACATGTATAGTAGGTAATATGGGAAGTGAAATGCGACTAGATTATTCTGTTATAGGTGACGCTGTAAATCTTGCTGCTCGTTTAGAAGCGACAACAAGAAATTACAAAGATGAAAATGGTAAAGTAGTACCTACTCTGTATTCATCTTATACGAAAGAACAATTGGTTGATATTAAATCAGTTGAAGTAGATAAGATAAAGGTGAAAGGTAAAGAAGAACTAATCACTATATTTAAACCGGAGGAAACGCATGACGATAACAAGGCAAATGGCAACAATGTTGTCTAACTTTAAAGGGAGAACTAAAATGAAAAACTTAAAGAAACAGACGAAACGAAAAAAGATTAAAAATTTAACAAACCTAATGAAGACGCCTAGATATCAGACGGCCTAAAAATCTTCACTAAAAGAAACATCATAGAAAGAACCGTTGACATTATTCGTAGCGACAACGGTTCTATCTTTATTTACTGAACTTGACGCAACTGAATAAGTTGAATTATTATTAGTTTGATATGAACTTGTATTACTGTTAACTAGATTTGCAGTTGCACCAGTACCTGTCGCAGCATTATTAATATCTGTACTTTCTGCTAAATTACCTGCAAGAGCATTTTTCAACATGTTAATATTTTTAGACGCTTGAACATAACCACCTGTGTTATATGCTAATCCCATAATATCTTCATCACCAAATACAGCACCTTCTAATTTAGGCATTGTTGTGTAAAGTTTATTTACAAAGTATTCGAAATCATCAGCACTACCTCTATAATCTGTATTTACAAATTCAGATAATGCATTTGTTGCTTCAATAAAACCATCTAAGTTTACATTGTTTAACTGATCAACAGGTTTCAATAAATCAACCATTTCATCTATGATTGTTCTTTGAGGTCCTTCTTCTTCGTCTTTTCCAAAGATGAAGTTAAAGAAACCTTTTACTTTATCAGTTATCGCAGCGGCAGCGCCAGCAATACCATCAGAACCCATAAATGCAAGTATAGCAGGTCCTACTAATGCAAGAGGTCCTACAACTTTTTGTAAATTATCACCATCTATTTCATTAAGTTTTGCAACACCACTAACCATATTTTCAATAAGTTTTTTAGTTGATGAACCATCAACACCAATAACAGAACCTAGTTTTGCAAGACCATCAAATGCTAAAAAGAAACCTGCAATTCCAGCACCTATCATTGTCATACCTATTGCAGCAGCACCTGCAGCGCCTGGGACCATACCAAAGATTGCACCTGCACCTAATAAACCACCCAATGCAATTAAAGCAGTTGTATCAAGTGAACCTATTGCTTCGCCAAAGTTTTTTACTAAGTTTACAAATGAACTACCATCACCTACATTTGCAGCAACAAAATCTGCAACACCAAATGCAGCGAAAAATGCTGCTATGCCAGCACCTATCGCACCCATACCTATTGCTACTGATCCTGCACCACCAAGTTTTCCTATAAGACCGCCTGCACCTAATAAACTACCTAATACAACTAATGCACGATCAGAAAGATTACCTATAGCGTCGCCAAAGTTTTGTATGAGAGTAGGTAATGCTGTAAAGTCTGTGCCTAAGAATGATAAAGCAGCGTCACCTGCAGCAAGTCCTACAAAGAATCCTGATATACCTGCACCTATGGCAGTCATACCATATCCTACTTTTAATGCCTTTGATGCTGTACCATAACTTGTTAAGAACGATAATCCAAAGATAACACCTAATGCAGTTAATGATTCTGTAGTCAATGCACCTATGACATCATTGAATCCAATAACAACTGATTTTAAATTTGATAGATTTAAATTACCACCTATTACAGAGATACCTTCAAGTAATGCATCCCCAGCAACAAGACCTGCAAAGAAACCTGTTATTGCAAGTCCCATTGAGGCAACAGCAAGACCCATTGCCTGCCCTTTCAATGATGTTTTAAAACTTGCGACTGTAGCAGCAGCAATCAAAGTACCTATTACAAGCATTGTTGAATCTGACATTTCACTTATGACACTATCGAATCCTGCAACGACTTTTTTAAATCCACTAAAGTCTGTACCTACAACTGAACCTACACCTTCAAGAACTGTATTACCTAATAACAACCCACCAAAGAATGCTGTAATAGCAGCACCCATGAGACCTACGCCTAGTGCCATTTTTGTAGCACTACCACCACCTTTTGTTGCAACAGCGCCAGCAGCAATAATACCACCTAATGCAATCATTGCTTCAGGTGATAACTCTTGCACTATGCCAGAGAAACCTTTAGCGGCGTCTTTTGTTGCAGTCATGTTAAAGTCAAAACCTGATTCTTTTGCCATACCTAATGCTTCATTACCTAATACTAATCCACCAAAGAAAGCAGATATTGCAAGACCCATAGTAGCAATACCTTTTGCACTTGCAAGAGCACCAGCAGCAAGAGCACCTGCAGCGCCAAACATTTTTGCTATCCCACCCTTACTACCTTTTTCCATTGTGACAGGTAAAGGTATTGGGAATGCACCTGACCCTAAACCACCTGGTTGATTTAGTGCTTTTCTTTCTGCTTCATTGTCTGCTCTTTTATCATAATTAAATTGTTCTTTTAAGTTTGTATCAATAGAAACTAAGACATCATATATGCCTGTTAATGAATTTATATTTTGTTCTTGACCTTCAGGTAAAGGACCTATAAAGTCTTTGTCTGCTTTCATATCAGCAGTAAATACACTTTGTAATCCTTGTAAAGTCGAAGCGATATTTGTTAGTGTTTGATTTGTTTTGTTTGTCTGTAATGATAAAGATTGCCCAAAGGATCTATTCTGAGATTTAATACTCTCAGCAAAAACTTTAGATAACTCTTGCGTTTGTTCTACAAATGCTTGTCTGTTATCGTTTTTGTTCTCTTGTAACCTTAGAACTACATCTTTAAAATCAGCCATTTTTTATTACTTGTTTTTCTTTTCGTATGCAGATTTACCATAGAAGGCAGCAACTATTGCTGCAACTGATACAAAGTAAGTAGGTGCCATACTACCTAAATTCTTACTTGCACTTTCTAAACCAACCCAACTTGCAATCAAGACAGCAAAAGGATATAATAACATACCTGCTAAAGCAAACCATGCCATATTTCTTTGTGCGTCACGCATTGCGTCTTCATCTTCTAGTCTTTTCTTTTTTGCCTCTAACATCATTGACATCTCTGCTTCTGAGATGTGATTATCACCGTTAACATCTGCCTCTTTAACTTCAGGCGTTGCGTCAACTGTTATCTTTTTTTCTTCGTCTGCCATTTATCTACCCCTTTTAGATTGTTGCTCTTTCATCTTTCGATTTTCTTCTTTAATATGTTCGTTTAACATAGTTAAATAAATTTCTCTTTCATAAGGTATCATGTTTTCTATTTCAGTCAACGACCAATGATGTTGTTGTATCATGTTAAAGTTTAATTGATAATACGCCTCTAAATCAATGTGTGCGAGGCAAATTAAAAAAAACTTTGCATACCTTGTAGTGTTACCGTACCTTTCTTTTTTGTTTTAGGATTAGTCACCTTTACATCATGCTTTAATCTAGGCATACTAGTAAAGAATGATTGAATTTTAGCAAACTGATCTTGTGTTAAGTTTTCTAAAAACTCATCTATCTCCTTTGAATTTAAATCTTTTGTTTCGTAAGTTTCAACGCCGTCAACAATCTGATAGATACAACGACCTGTTAGATTGATGATTTCTTCAGCATTCATGTTTTGTAAGTTTGCACCTTGAAAAGTTTTGATTGTAGGATAACTCATAACAACACTTACATTATCAGTCAATGATATTGTGTTATTGTGGTCTTCATCTACTTCAACTTCTACTTTTGATAAGTCAACTGTGTGTTTTACCTTTGTCTCATTATCATCAGGACATGTAATCATTAAATCAACTTTCTCACCTACTGACTTTGATCTAATCTTTAAAAAGATATACTCTATATCAAATGATGGTAGAAGTGCTGCATTTATTTTATTAAATGTACAGTTGTTAATTACTTGAACTAATGCGTCTGCCATTTCTTCTGGTTTTTCACTTTGTTGTGCTTGTAGTAAGACTTTTTCTTCCTTAACGAGAAAAGGTCTGTACTTAACTTTTTCATCTGTGCTAGGAACATTCAACTCAAATGTTTGTGTATTTAATTTTGGCAATGCCATAATATTATCTCCTTATAATTTAAAATGTAAATGGTGGAAACACCTTCCCACCAAAAACTCTTCCAATAGGTATTGAACGCTTCAATGTGTCTCTCACATTACGCCCAACCCTTCTTAATTCAGGTGGTAAACTTGATAAGAATCCACCTTCTGGTTTTACTTCTCCTGCTGATAACCCGCCTACTTTTCCGACTGAATCAACATCAAGATTAAAGTTTAACCAATCTCTATATGCAAATGTGACTTGTATTTTAACATAATCATTTTGACCACCTGAAGAATATGGTATTTCATTTATTGCAGTAGGATATGCTTCACGAAGTCTAACACCGTATGTTGCGTCATCACGATCATTAGTTGTATCAAATTGACCTAACTGAAATACATCAATATCACCAATATATTCTTTATAGAAATTGAATAAACCTGTTTGATTATTATATATCGTAGATTGCCACATTTCGAAGAAAGTTCTTAGTCGTAAAAACTTATCACCTATAAATGTTGCAGTTATATCACCGTATTGAACCTGTGTAGGATATTTGTACGGTGCACCTGCAATACGATATGGACTATTGTTAAAAGTTCTTGCAGGCATTGTAATGTCTGTGCATAGTAATGCTGCGTCAGGTGACATAACTTTATCTGATTGTAGATAAGGCATAGGACCTGCTGCTTGATCATCTATAATTATACCTGATCTTGCTTTACTACTTGTTGATTGTATTAATTCTTGTAATATTTTACCTTTAGGTAATTGTATGTTGACTAGAAAACGAGTATTTCTTGCAAGACCTTCACCTCTTGAAACTGCTGCACGAAAACGATTGATTGTCGTTTCAGGATTTGCTCTTTGTTTTATTCTAGGATCGCCTGGGATATTGTCGTATTCTTTACCCCTAGGTAACCCGATACGAATATCAAAAGGTCCTACTCTTTTGCCTTGTCTAAATATCGCCACTTTACTCTCCGTGATACTTTCTTCTTACTAATCTTTTTCTATTTTTCATGTGTGCGTCTTCTACTAATTTTTTATTCTGACCATAATA